TTTGTCCTTTACGTGATGGACGGCTAAACGTGTAATCACTTTTAATAGTTGATTGAATCTGTTGCTGTAACAGTTCACGCCAGTTCATTTTAGGCTCTGTCAACTGTTTAATCATACGTTGCACACCTGCAGGAGTATTTCCTGCACCTGCGCTTTGCGCGGCATTAATAGTAGCTTCTTTAATTTCGTCTTTAATCTTTTTGATTTCGTCTTTAGAAAATTTAGGCTTAGTTTTACTAATGCCGTTTCCGTTTACGTCCTTGTCCTCGCCAGCATCTCCACCATTGCCGTCGGACTCATCTCCGTCCATGTCAAGGTGTTCGTCTAGCATCTCGCCCATTTCTTCAAGTTGTTTCATAAACTCTTCGCCGTTCTTCTTTGCTTCTTCAAACAAATCATCGTATACAGCTTCTGAAGTCCATTCTTCATACTTAAAGTCTTGGTAGCAATCTACAATGCTAGGAATATCACCAATACGATCACGTACTAGTGTATTGTTTACAATGTAATCAGCGGCAATATTGTAAAGTTTAGGATTACGATCTTCTCTACGACCTAAGTGATCAAATACCATATGTAAAATTTCGTGCGCAATAACAAACTCAATTTCTTTGTTAGTCATTGCATTAAAGAATTGTGTATTGTAATATAAGTTACGACCATCTACAGCGGCTGTGGGTAACCATTCATCTGCCGCTAGGATCTTTAAGCGTGTAGCCATGTTACCAAAGAAAGGATGTCGTAGTAGCAAACCTACTCGTGCAACAATGATACGATCGTATACTTCTACACGCATGTCATCTAGTTGCTCAGGTGTAATAGTCGGATCAGGTTGCCAATTTTTTAGTGTACTTGCTGTCTTTTCTGTAGACATTTGCATTGCTACATACTGTGGTAAAAAATCTAACATATTGCGCCTCTCATTGTTTTAACTTATGTATATATTATAACATATTTACACTAGATGTCAAGAGAAAAGTGAGCTCCGAAGAGCCCACTTTTTATACATTTATGCCTGTTGAGCAGCATTAATATACTTGCCATAACGTTCGTGGAATTCATCAAAGCACTCCACTTCGTCTGGATCAATGGGTAATTGGTACTGTGTTAGTGCGAGCTTAATACCCATAACAACTAATTCAGTATCAAAGTTATCCATTGAAAAGCGCAGGAAGTTGTTAACTTTGTCATCAAACTTTTTATCGTTTGCGTCTGATGCTTCTTTTAACTCATAACAGAGTGAGACAGTTAAGGAATACATAGCACTGATTTCTTTTGTCTTCATCTCCTTTACTTTTCCTGCTAAGATTTCAGTTGGATTAGGCATGCTCGACGCAACCTTGCGATGAGCCATAAACTTGACAGCCAAGCCTTCACCAACTGCACCACTAACTAAGTCAGTAGTAGTGTTTTCATCCAATTCGTCTTCTAACAATTCACTTACAAACGACCAGCTACGTGGTGTTGCAAATGAACGACTCGGTGACTTTGGATCGAAATCATATAAGTCTTTCTTACTAAAAGTAAGGAAGCCTACAACATCTTTGTGTATGTTGTTGTTTATGCTCCACTGGAACCAATCGTCAAAGTTAACAGCAAGTTCTAAGTGGATAAAGCGATTAGCTAACGGAGCAGGCATACGATATGTAACACCTTTGTCAGCTTCGCGGTTACCAGCTGCAACAATCATTACGTTGTCTGGTAATTTGTATTGTCCTACACGACGATTAAGAATCAACTGATATGCCGCCGCCTGTACGCTAGGCGCCGCTGAGTTCATTTCGTCTAAGAACAATGTAATGTGATCGAACTGTGCCGCAAACTCTTCGCTTGGAAGTTCGCTTGGCGCACCCCAAACCATTGTACCTGAGTTGCTGTCGAAGTATGGAATACCTTTAATATCTGTAGGTTCCCAAAGCGACAAGCGGATGTCGATTAAATGTGAATTAGAAAAGCTATCGCTAATCTGTTTTACGATGTCAGACTTACCAATACCTGGAGGTCCCCAAAGGAAGATCGGACGCTTCTTTTTAAGAGCGTGTTTGATCGAAGCCTTTGCTCCGTTTGGGCTAACTGTACGTGTTGCTGTATCCATCATAGTGTATTCCTCTTATATGTTATCAGTGCTAATTTCTAACTTTATATATACAGTATACACTAATTACAGCAGATGTCAACCACTATTTTGTCTTTTCATTGCCTTTGTTAATCCATATTTGCGTATATCACCTGAGAAAAGGTGTAGCTCTAATGCTTTCTTTTCTTCTGTTACAGTTATACTTCTCGGGCCCATATAGTACGGACAAGTAATAAATTTATCTAAGAAGATAATAGTTTGTGTGGTTATATGAAAGTCTTTTGGATACGGCACATCGTATGTAGACAGTTGTAAATCTTCTACAATAACACGAAGTCCTTCATCAGTTAGGCGTAATCCGCCTTCGTCCTTTGCACGAGTATTTTGCCACCACTGAGGCATGTATTCCTTAAGAGTAGCTTGAGTAACAGCTATATTCAAATTCTTTAAGAAGATCTTTGTATACGTGTCTTTCCAGTTCATTGTTCTTCAAGTACTAATTCGCCTTGAGTTAACTTCATAACAGTAAACTCGTCGCAATTAAACATTTCATTTAGTTTTGATGCAAGATTGTGTGCATGTCCGGGATTGGAGAAACTTACTTTTTTATACTTTGGCCCAGGATAGTTTGTGAGTGCATTTGCACTTTTTAGGTTAAAAGGTTTACCTTGATAGAACACCGCCCAAATTGCCTCAGCCAGGAGCACTTGCTCACTCTTATAGGTCTTCTTATCAATGTTTTCTAATAACACGGTTGGTTTAGGTCTGCTCATACGTAATTCCTTTAATTAACTACGTATATATTTATCTCTTTTTAGTTATATATGCACTTAACTAATAGCAACACCAGCCGGTAATAATGTATTTTGTTTCTGTAGGAGCAGGTACTCCGTGATGATAGTGTGTCCAACCAGCAGGCCAAATAACAGTAAGTCCGGCATTACTAGGAGTAACAACATCTTGTTGAGTAAACATAGTTCCACCACCGTCGTCGATAGTAGTAAGGTATGTCATATAAGATAAGTGTCGTTGTGCGTGTTCGGGATATCCGTCATTTTCACAGTGTGCTACACTATACGCATCATTAGGTTTGTATACTTGAATTCTCGGCCTAGTAAATCCCCAGGGCTTGATATGTTGTACTGACTTAGGATATTTGTGTGTATAGTGCTGTATGGTATCAATAAGTTGTTCGCAATATTCTTCACATAGGTCATTGTCAAACTCACCTAGGTCAGCCCATGAATATTGTCTAGGCTCGTCATGAGAAAAACTAGTCGAATCATGGTCGTATTTGTCAACTATACGCTGACAAAGGTTAGTACTAGTATACCAACCTCCTATAAAATCATTAGTTAAAAGCTCATGTTCTACCAACTTTGGCCGCCGTCTAGTTGTACTTGTACAACATTATCTTCTTCTGCTTTCTTTATTAGCAGGGCCTCTAAGTCGCCGTTTAAGCGTGTCATTACTTCGCCTAGTGTAAAAGCTAGTCTTTTAGCTGTTTGAATATCTATTTTAAGTTCTCTTGTATTAGAAGCATCAGCACCTTTTACAGCATTAATAAACTGTTGTATTGGTAGTGTGTTTAATTGATTATCTTCCATGGTGTCTCCTTTATTGTATAAAAAACATTTGATTTAGTCTGTATAAGTCATCTATATATTTTCCCGGTTTCATATAAGGATGATGATATAAACGTGAACTGTATAAAATAAATCTATTGTATTTCATTTCTGCTAGATACTCTAGTTTCCAGTCTCCGACGCTATCTGTTACAAACTCGTTATGCGGTTCTGTATCAGTCTTTGACTTGCGTAGCTCACTTCCATTTCCTGTAAACTTGTTGTCAAAAGAATAAAAGCCAGTACCACCTTCACACTCTTCCGGAGTGTTTAAAAATACAGTACCTGCAAATGCATTTGGATCAATATGATCAACATGTGGTACTCTTGCTTTGACCCATTGGTCCTGCATAACATTAACTATAAATGTTGCGTTTGCTAACTTTTGATTAAGATGTTGTTCGGGCATCTTACTCCAAGTGCTAGGCCATACTTCTTTAATTAAATGATCAAACACTGGACCAAAGTGTGCTAGTGAGAATATTGAATCTATTCTACCACCTGGAAAGTTATTCACTAATGATGCCGAATTAAAACATGGTGGTATATCTAATGCTAGTTGTCTAACAGCATCAGGGTTAGCATATAAGTCGTCTATTATTACTATAGGCCATTCACCAACTGAGCCTAATCTAGTTACAGACATTTTTAGATCAGGATTAAGTTTAAATGTTTCTAACTCATCTATGATCTTTTTATGCACTTAGTACCTCTGGAATAAATTTAGTTGCTATAAGTTTGTGTGCTT